ATGAAAACCAAAGTGCCAACCGATCCGGAACAGCGCTGGGAGTGGGTGAAGTACCAACTCCGTATGCGCGGATCGTCTCTTTCCCTGGTTGCCCAGGATCTGGGCATCTCAAGGCAGTCAGTCATTAACGCTAAGCGCGTGCGGTACCCGCGTGTTGAGCGGGCCATTGCCGGGAAGCTCGATCTGACTCCCCAGGACATCTGGCCCGACCGCTGGCATCCGGACGGCGCTCCGGTACGAGAACGCCCAAATTCGTGTGAGCGCAAAAATCTGCGCGAACACAAGCACGATCGTGCTGTTCAGCATACAAAATCTAACGCTATTGCGCACTGTCAAATGGCCCGGAGCGCATAACCATGAGACGCGTCAAAGACACCGCCACGATTGACATCTTTGAGGTCCCCCAGCCGATCCATCCGGCACCTGGAAGCGGCAACTACGCCAGCCAAGTCAGCGAGCTGGTGGCCACGGTGCTGAAGCACTGTCCGCAGGATCGGCATGAGATTGCCATGCAGATGAGCAGGCTGTCCGGTGACGACGTCTCAAAACACATGCTGGATGCCTGGTCCAGTCCCGCCCGAACCGAGCACAACATCCCTCTCTATAGAGTGCCGCTGCTGGAAGAGGTGTGTCATACGCACGCATTTACAGACTGGATGGTTCACATGCGCGGCGGCCGGGTTGCTTATGGCCGCGAGGCGCTCGCAGCTCAGTACGGGAAGCTCCAGCAGATGAAGGACAAGCTGCAGCAAGAGATGAAGGAACTGAAGCGAATGATGGGGGATGAGGAATGATGGGACTGAAAGCTATTCAAGAGCTCGCAGATCGTCGAGAGCGCTCTCAATTTCGCCGGCTAATTCGGCGTGCTCGCCGAATCCAGGAGCAGGGTCATAACTGCGATACCACCGCGAAATCATCGACCGAATCTGAGCGTCCGTCAGGGCGCCGCTTTGCTCCAAAGCAAGCAGGAGATGCGCAATGAAATCGGTCTGGGCATTGGTGATCTCGCGCAGTTGGTCAATTGCTGCCCTGGCCATAGGGGGCAGGTCTTTCATGCCTTCTTCGTATGCCGCTTGTTCGTCGTTTTTTGTCATGGGGGCTTCCTTTTCTTTGGTTGGCTTGGTTGGCACCTCTAACCATAGCGGAGCTGTGAGCCCCCGCCCATTCAACGGAGGTCGGTCATGAGCTGTCAGGATGTATTGCCAGTCCAGGAGTGGTACACAGCGGCCGAGCTAGCCGGCTTGGAAGGCCTCCCTGGAACTCGACGAGGAGTCAGCTTCAAGGCCGACAAAGAGGGATGGACAGCCAAAAAGCGCGAGGGGCGCGGAGGCGGAAAGGAATATGCATTCGCCAGCCTGCCCCAGGTAACCCAAGATGCCATCCTGGCCCAGTCGCTCACCAGCGCCGGGACCGGCGGCGAAGTCCTGGAGCCTTCCGAGCCTGAAGCAGAGCAAGAGCCTGCCCGCTACGAAGACCTGAACGAGGACCAGCTGGCCGTCATGGCCGCCCGGGTGGCTTTTGTCCGGGAGATCGAGCGCCTGCAGCAGGTGACTACCCAGAAGAAGGCCATCCAAACGTTAGTCGATGCTGCTCGCAGCGGAGATCTAACGCCTTACCTGGCAGAGCGAGTGGTGCGTGCCAACGACCGAAAGACCGCAACCCGCACTCTTTCGGAGCGCACCCTGAAGCGCTGGCTGTCCGACTTTCGGAAGCATGGCGAGCGGGCCCTGGCCCCGCGCCGGCGCAAGGCGGACATGTCGGTACCACCGTGGGGGCCCGAGTTCCTGAGGCGGTATCAGCGCCCGCAAAAGCCCAGCATTGCCGCAGCGTATGAGCAGCTGGTGGCGGAGACCAACCCGCCGCACCCCTCCATTGACCAGGTGCGCCGGTGGCTCAAAAAGCTGAGCCCGGAAGCCCGGGAGCGGGGCCGGATGGGGCCTCGGGAACTCAAGGCCCTGCAGCCGTTCAAGCGCCGGACATTTGACCACCTGCAGCCAAATGACGTGTGGGCGGGTGACGGCCACACCTTTAAGAGCGAGGTTATCAACCCCCTCACAGGGCAGGCCTTCAAGCCCGAGATCACGATGGTTATCGACTGGGCGACCAAGCGCATTGTTGGCCACGCCGTAAACCTGGCGGAATCGACGCTGGCCACATTGGACACGCTTCGAGACGGCATTTCCCGCAACGGTATGTTTGCCGTGTTCTACACCGATAACGGCTCAGGCTTCGACAACGATGCTGTCCGGGAGGTCATCGACCGGATCGGTGGAACGGTTACCAACGCATTGCCATACAACTCTCAAGGCCGCGGGGTTATAGAGCGGCCGCACCAAAGCATTCTGATTCGCTACGCCAAAACGCTCGATAGCTACCTACATCACGACATGGACAAGGAAGCTGCCACTCGCGTCCACAAGTTGTCGCGTAAGGCCATCAAGAACGGCCTGAAGCCGCTGCACATACCCAGCTTTCAGGACTTCTACGACGGCCTGGTGCAGGCCATTGAGCGATACAACCACACCCCGCATTCGTCGCTGCCGAGGATCCGGGATCTGGAGACCGGCCGCATGCGCCATCAAAGCCCAATGGAAGCACTGGCGAGCGCCGAGGCTGAAGGCTGGGAGCCCGTTGCTGCCGATCCGGAGCTGGTGGCATCGCTCACCAGGCCGCAGGAAGTCCGAAAGACCCACAGGGGAGAGGTTCGCATCAATGGCGGCATTTACTTCCTGGACGCACTCCGCGACTTCCACGGCGAGGAGATCAAAGTGGCGTGGGACTACCGTGACCCCAATAGCGTTGGTGTCTTCACCCTTGAAGGCGAGCTGATCGGTGAGGCCGAGCTAAACGGCAATGCCACCCCGGCCATGCCGCAGTCCATGATCCAGCGGGCTGCAGACAAGCGAGAACAAGGCCAGCTCAATCGCCTGGCAACCAAAGGTAAGACCATCACCGGAAAGGACGTGGAGATTCGGGTTCTGGAGCCAGAGACCGACAGCGATCAACACGTCCAACGCATGATCGAGGCCGGCCGCGCCAAGGCCAAAGAGCTTGCAGCTCCCAAGGAAGAGAAGTTCCAGCCCCCCGAGGGCGGGATGGAGCGGTACCGCCTATGGCTGAAGCTGGATGAGCGCATGCAGGCCGGAGAAGAGCTGAAAGCAGACGAGAAGAAGTGGTGGGAAACCTACCCATCGCAACCGCAATTCCGCGCTATCAAGCGCGTAATGGATGCGAGCGCCAACGGCAAGACCGTCAGCGCCCGCAGGGCCATGTGAGCGCATGGCCATGACACCCAAGCACCAAACCAAAGGAAGAACTATGAGCGTCAACACCATTGTACCACTGACGAATGTGGCACTGCTTGCCCAGGCAGTAGAGAGCGCAGCAAACCGGCCTCCGGAGCTGCCCGGCCTGGTCGTGATGTACGGCCCAAGCGGCTACGGCAAGAGCCTGGCAGCGGCCTACGCCGCCAACCTGCACCGCGCCTACTACGTGGAGTGCCGGGAGAGCTGGACCAAGAAAGCCTTCTTGATCGCCATCCTCCGGGAAATGGGCATCATCCCCATGAAGACCCTCAGTGAAATGGTGGACCAGGTGGCCGAGCAGCTCAGCCGGTCCGGCCGCCCGATCATCATTGATGACGTGCAATACGTCATCGACAAGGCGGCCGCGAACGTGTTGACCGACATCTATAACGCCAGCCAGGGCACCCTGATCCTGATCGGCGAAGAGCGCGTGCCTGCCTCCATGGCCCGCCTTGAGCGCCTCCACAACCGCGTTCTGGAGTGGGTGCCGGCTCAGGCGGCAAGCCTGGAAGACGTGGTCGAACTGGCCCGCTCCAGCTACCCGGACGTGGAGATGGATGAAGACCTCCTCCAGGAAGTGCGCACCCGCGTGAAGGGCTGCCTCCGCCGGATCGCCGTCAATCTCTACCGCATCCACAGCGAAGCCCTGAACAACAACTGGGAGCGTGTCGATCTGGACACCTGGGGCGAACGCACCATCCACACCGGCCAGCCACCGGCGCGGAGGGCTTGAGAATGGCGAATGCAACGCGAAAGCCCGTGCACCTGGAGGCCCAGGGCCCGAAAGGCGATCGACAAAGCATGTGGGAAGCCATGCGCAAGCTGCAAAAGGCCGGCGAAGCCATCACCGTCCGCAAGGTCTGGGAGCTGGGTGCCGAGTGGGGTCCACGAGGTCGCGTCCGAGACTACATGACCGGCCTTGAAGCCGCTGGATACCTGCGAGCAACCCGACAGGAGCCAGGCAAGACCGTCGAGTACGAGCTGGCCAAGGACTGCGGTGTGGACGCCCCCCGAGTCCGCAAGGACGGCACCGAGGTCACCCAGGGCCGTGGCCGGGAACAGATGTGGCGCACCGTGAAGATCATCGGCGAATTCACCAGTCGGGAGCTGGCCCAGGCGGCCTCGACACCGTCTCACGAAGTCGCCGAGCCCACGGCGAAGGACTACTGCCTGATGCTCGCCGGTGCCGGCTACCTGACCATTACACGGCAGGGCAGCCCCGGAGTCCCGGCCCGGTACCGCCTGGTGCCGAGCCGCTGGACCGGCCCTCGGGCCCCGATGATTCAGCGCCTCAAGCAGCTGTATGACCCTAACACCGGAGAGGTGGTGTACCGCCGCCATGTATCAACAGAGGGAGGCGAGTAATGCCCAGGAAAGTCGATATCTCTAATTGGGGCGAACAGCCGCCGCACTGGATCCAGCTGCTGGCCAAAGAGGTTGAGTCCTCCAGCCGGACGGCCGCCGGCGACCGGATTGGCATCAGCCGCACCGCCGTCTCTTTGCTGCTGGCCAACCGGTACTCCAGCCCGAGCACCGCCCGGATGGAAAAGCGGATCCTTGCCGCCCTCGACGGCATCCACTGCCCGGCCCAGGGCATCAACATCAGCACCGAGCAGTGCCGGGAATATCGCGATCGCCCGGCCCCCACGCACAACCCGATGGCAATGCGTGTTTGGCGCGTGTGCCAGAACTGCCCGAACAACCCAGGCCGCACGGCCGAGGAGGCATAAATGACTGTGTACCCAACCGCCTACCTGGAGCACTACGCCGACATCTATGCGGCCAACATGCTCTACAAACACGGCCTGAAGCTGGACGCCTACCTGGCAGATCCGGCTCGGTATGAGCACCTGCTGAATGCGCCTTTCCCGCTGACTCCAGCCCAGACGAGTGTGCGTGTGCGCCTGATCCGGGACGAAGTGCTGCAACAGCAGGCCGCCGAAGCCGAGCAGGAGCTGGACAACCTGCCGCGCAACAACGTGCGCCCGTTCGAGCCCCTGCGCCACCTGAGGCACCCCAAAAGACGCGGCCGGTTGAGCTGCTTCAACCGCACCACCCGTCCGCAACCCCAAACCACGTGAGGTTCTGAGTTATGAGTGAAGTAGCCCAGGCGGAACAGTTCCGCCGCAACGCAAAAGGCCACCTGGTACCGATGGACCAGATCAAGGACATCGACCGCCTGCGCGATGACCTGGTCATGGAAGTCATTGGCAAGGTGAAGGCCCTTCAGGAAGAGATGCGCCGGGTGAAGGCGGAGATCTCCAGCGAGGTCGAGGCCTTCCTGGAGCTGAGCGCCCGGGAGTACGACACCACCTATGGCGGAAAGAAGGGCAACGTGACCCTGGCCAGTTTCGATGGCCAGTACCAGGTGAAGCGTGCCGTGGCCGATCACCTGGCGTTCGATGAGCGCCTGCAGGTGGCCAAGGAGCTGATTGACCAGTGCATCCACGAGTGGACTGCCGGCAGCCGCTCCGAAGTCCAGGCCCTGGTAGAGCACGCCTTCCAGACTGACAAGGAAGGCAAGATCAGCACTGCCCGCGTGCTGGGCCTGCGCAGCCTGAACATCAAGGACAAGAAGTGGCAGCAAGCCATGCAGGCCATCATGGACTCGATCCAGGTGACCGGCTCTAAGAGCTATCTGCGCTTTTACGAGCGGCAAGGCCAGGACGGCCCCCATCGCCAGATCCCTCTGGACGTTGCGGCGCTGTAAGGAGTTAGTCCGGTGAACTACTACGAAGCGAAATTCGCCAGGCAACGCAAGGAGCGGCCGACCGACTGGATCATCGTTCACACCGCACCAGGGCGGCCCTTCTTCCTGATGCAGATCGCCAGAGGCCCCGCCAAGGCCAAGACATCCAACTAAGCGAAACGCCCCGCCAGGGGCGTCTGCCGGGCGTGGTGGCCCGGTACTGATGAGCAGCCAACCGGAGGGAATTATGGCCCCCAAAACGAAAACCACCGAGCTTGGCACCGAGCGGCACTGCAGCAAGTGCGGCGAATACTGGCCCGATGACGCCGAGTTCTTCTACCTCAAGAAAGGTCAGCCAACGCAGCCCTGTAAGGCCTGCTACCACGAGCTGCCCTCTGTGATAGCCAAGCGTGAGCGGCAGCTGAGCCGCCGAGGAGCGAGAGCGTGAAAGCATTCGGGTTCGATGAAACCGACATTCTGCGCGGAGAAATGCAGGCAGCCCAGGTTGATGCCTGGATTATCAAAGAGCGCCCGGAGTGGTGCGCAGGCGAGCAAGGCTGGGAGTTTGCATCACCCCGCTTCGCAGAGGCCAAAGCCGAGCTGATCCGCCGCATGCGGGAAGAGGACGTTGATCCTGAACTGATCACCCAGGTGCAGGCCCTGAAGGCCTATTACATCCCGGTGAAGGAATGCCGATGAAGTACCGGCCGGCCAATGGCACTGAGGGCGCCATATTTCAGGAACGCTGGTGCCAAAACTGTGCACACGACAGCTATGACCTGGAAGCCGGCGATGGCAAGAGCTGCGGAATTCTAATGCGGACCATGCTTCACAGCGTAGACGAGCCGGAATATCCGGACGAGTGGCAGCAGGAGCCTGGCGAGGAACCGAAGTGCACAGCTTTCCATAGGGCTGATGCCCAACCGGTGGGGCCGAAGTGCCCGAACACGATTGATCTTTTTGAGGAGTGAACCAAGTGGAACGAGGACTGAAGGCGCAGATTGACGAAATGGTGTTGGATGACCTGGAACTGGTTGATGACTGGGTCACCGAGGCGATCCGAAAGCGGAAGGCCGAGAATAAGATCCCTCTCTGGGTGATATCTGACTCATGGATTAATCATGGCGCAGTACCAGAGGATGAGTACGACAAAGCTGTCGATATAGCGCGAATTGTTCTGGACCGGAAAAGAGCTCGGCCAGGCAACATCGACATTGAGATCCATAAAGTTCGGTTTTTGGAAAGTGATGCAAAGGAAATGCTGGAACTTTGGGAAGATCCGGATGGCAATGGAGGCCGGAAGGTATGAGCAATCGAAAGGGCGTACTCGCCCAGATCCACATCGCCAAAAAAGAACTGGGCCTGGACGACGACACCTACCGCCAGATGATCGCGACCACAACCGGCGGCAAGCGTTCCTGTTCCGATTGCTCTGTATCGGAGCTGCACCAGGTCCTGCAAGGGCTGAAGAATCGCGGCTTCAAGGCCAAGCCCCGCAAGCGCGTGGCCCGGCACCCAGGCACGCCCCACAACCTGGACAGCGAGCCCATGCTCCAGAAGATCGAAGCCCTTCTGGCAGAGATGAAGGCCCCCTGGAGCTATGCCGATGCGATCGCCAAGCGGCAATACCAGGTTGAGCGAGTGGCCTGGCTCAAGACGGTTGAACAGTTCAAGGGGGTGATCGCCGCCCTTGATGTCGAGCTGCAAAAGCGCCGGCTGCTGAGATCGTTAGAGGCCTCCGTTGAGGAGCGTGGTCTAACGCTGGATGACGTGGAAAAGCAGTTCGAAGGCCTGCCGAAGAACTGGCGGCGCAATCGTAAGGTTTTAATGAAGCTCTGCGTGCACTACATGGATCCGGCTGACTGGCTGGATCTTCACAGGCAGGAGTCAGAGGCATGAAGCTAGGCCGCTGCCCCATCTGCCATAGCCACATCCAGCTCGAAGCCCTGATCCAGGACGACGCCGGCAGCGAGCTGCTCGGCCTGCTGGCGAATCTCGGTCGCCCGCTGGCCCGGCCTCTGGTCCAGTATCTGGGCCTGTTCCGCCCGGCCAAGCAGGATCTTAGCAACGCCCGCGCCCTGAAGTTGGCCCGGGAGACCCTGGACATCGCGGACCGAGACAGCCTGATCGCGGCCCTGCAGGACACCGTGCGCAGCATTCACGAGAAACGCACCAAGGGTCAGGTGCAGCCGCTGAAGAACCACAACTACCTCAAGCAGGTGCTGGCAAGCGTGGCCCCGGAGGCCCGTAAACCGGCAGCGGAGGCCGATAACAACCGGCCCACCGCCTGGGAGAAAAAACAGGGCATGGACGAGAGCCCGGAAGAGGCCCAGCGCAAGTGGGAGGCCCACATGCGCAAGCTGGGTGTTGATCCGAACCAGTACAAGGTGAACAAGCCATGAGCGTAGAAGCCGAACTGCTGCCCGAATCCATGGCCGATCTGGTCGATATCATCGGCCTGCCAGCCGTCCTGAACCTGATGGAGGCCCTCGGCGGTACCGAGTTCTGGGTGCCAGAAAAGCTCCACCACAGCCACGCCCTGGTGGAAGCCGTCGGCACCGAGGCGGCTCAATCCCTGTGCGAGTACATGGCCCGGGAGCGCATCAAGGTACCTCGTGGTGCTGCCATCCGCCGGGAAGTGCGCAACCGCGCCATCCGCCGGGAGCGCCGAGAAGGCGCAAAGCTGGCCGAGCTGGCCCTGCGCTACGGAATGACCGATCGTCAGGTCCTCAACATCCTGAATGCGGATCCGGAGGACGACAACCAGGGGGACCTGTTCGAATGAATCTGGCCGCTTTGCCACGTGATCAGCGAGCGGAGATCGAGCGCGATAAACAGCGCTGGTTCAGAGCCCGGCAGATGATCCGCGACAAGCGCCCGCCAGAGATCCGCGCCTGGCTGGCCCGCATCGAGGACAAAGCGGAGCGGGATGATTGGCGGCGCCGGTTGAACACCATTAAAAACCGGAAAAAGCCCAAGAAATCGACTTATAGGCCGCCAAGTGGTAAACATCCTCAGCCTCAAGCCAGAGTCTGAGGCATTAAGCAAAGAAAGGAGAGAGGTTATGGAAGTTTACATCGGAATCTGGATTATCTGTGCAGTGTTAGCCTTTGGCATAGCGTCAGCCAAAGGCAGGTCTGAGCTGCTCTGGGCTGCTCTCGGCTTTATCTTTGGCCCATTGGCGGTTTTGATTCTGCTGGTATCCCCTAAAACTGGCGAGAAAAGCACGCAGGAAGCGCTTCGAGATGGAGAGCTATCGATCTGCCCGTACTGCAAAGAGCCAATCAAGGCCAACGCCATAAAGTGCAAGCACTGTCAGTCTGACCTGTCGAAAACCGATCAAGGCTTGGCTGCCGGGCGAGCTGCGCACGAGCAGCTGCAGACGGCAATCTATGAAGGTGATGCCGATGCAGTTAAAGCGATTCTTTCGTCCGGGATCAAATTGGCTGACAACCCGCTACCTATGAGCCATTTGGAATACGCTGAGCTGCACGGAAACGGAGAAATCGTAGAACTTATATCGGAAGCATCAAGCTAGGGGCGGATTTTTCGCCCCTTCCCCCACCTCTTGCCAAGCAATCCCGCCTGCCGTATCGTTTCTTTGCCCACCCACTGAAAACTACCCGAACCCTTGCAGGTTCCGGCCTGCCGGCCCGCTCCCTACTCTGGGAGCATGAAAAAATTACAGCTTTCTCCCAATTTTTATCTTCACGAGTTCACCCGCTCCCAGGCGGCCGCCCGCCATGGCATCGAGATTGAGGCGCCAGAAGGCAGCGAGGTGTTTGCCAATCTCCAACACCTGGCGTGCGTAGCTCTGCAGCCGGCCCGTGATGCTCTCGGGCCGATTTTCATCAGCTCCGGCTACCGCCCCGCCGCGCTCAACACTGCCATCGGTGGCAGCCGCACCAGCGCCCACGTGCACGGCTGTGCGGCCGATATCTCCGTGGTCGGGCATAGCCCGCTGGAGGTGGCCCAGTGGTTCGCTGACAGTGACATCTCCTTTGATCAGGTCATTCACGAGTTCGGCGAATGGGTGCACGTCGGCATGGCAAAGCCGGGCACAGAACCGCGCCGGCAGCTGCTGACCGCCGTGCGCAAACCGGGCCGGACTCATTACGTGTATGGCATTCACTCCGTGGAAGACGCACTGAGGATGGTGAACTGATGGACTGGAGCTGGGATGGCGTCAAAAACCTGATTTCGAGTGCCGCGCCCATGCTGGGCACGGCTTTGGGCGGTCCTGCCGGCGGTGCGGTTGGCGGCCTCATCGCCAAAGCCCTGGGCGTGGAAGAGTCTCCGGAGGCCATTGAGGCCGAGTTGCGCCGGGATCCGGCGGCCCTGCTGAAGCTGAAGGGCCTGGAAGCCGATCTGGAGCGGGCCCGCATCGAGACGCGGGGCCAGGTGGTCCAGGCGGAGGCCAAGGGGGAAAGCTGGCTGCAGCGCAACTGGCGTCCCCTGACGATGCTCTGGTTTGGCGTGCTCATCGGCGGTTACTGGTTCGGCTACACTCCGCCCAATCTCTCTGAAGAGTCGATTCTCTCGCTGTTTGGGCTCATGAAGCTTGGGCTTGGCGGTTATGTGATCGGCCGCTCTGCCGAGAAGATCACCCAGCACGCCACTGGCAGCGGGCTGTTAGACAAGTTCATCAAAGGGAAAGGCTGAGCCATGGATGAGAAACAGTTTGAAGAGGCGCAGGCCCTGACCGAGCGCCTCACGCGAGCCGGCATTGAGCAGACCCTGCAGTGCCACCTGGAAGCACCGCTGGAGATAAACGGCCAGCGGTTTTGCCTTGATTGTGACGAGCGCCTGAGCGGTGCCCGCCTTAACGCCAACCCGCGTGCCGTGCGCTGCGTGGACTGCCAGACCGATCACGACCGCAGGGGGAAGTAATGGACCTGTCGCAGTTTGACTACAGCGCCGCCAAGCTTGCGCTGGACGTGGCCCAGCTGGGCGGCCTGGTTGCGCTGGGCGTGTACCAGCACCTCACCAGCCGATCAAAGGCTAATGCCCGCGAGATCAACACGGTCCGCGAAGATGCCGAAGCGGCCTTCTCCGGCCTCGAAGAGAGGGTGGCCAGAGTGGAACGCCGTCAGGACGTGTTCGAAAGCAAGCTCGACGGCGCACCGACGCACCAGGATCTCTCCAAGGTGTACGACCGCCTCAACGATGTGGCGGAGGATCTATCCGGGGTCAGCGGCCAGATGCGGGCGCTGTCCCACCAGTTATCGATGGTCAACCAGTACCTGCTGAACCAGAAAGGAGGCCAGGGCCAGTGAATTACCAGGACTTTCAGACCGAAGGCCGCCGGCTCGGGATCTTGCGGATCCTCTCCCGGCGCAACATGTACACCTCAAACGAGTACAGCCTGAATGACGAGCTGGGCGGCAACTACGGCCACCACGTCAGCAAGGATCTGCTGCACAACGACCTGGCCTGGCTGGAAGAGCAAGGCCTGGTGATGTGCCAGCAGCCCCGCGCCGGCTGGATCATCACCCTCACCAGCCGTGGCAGCGACGTGGCCGAGGGCCGGGCAAAAACACCAGGTGTTGCCGCACCCCAACCGGGAGCATGAGCCATGCCGCCGCGTTCGAAGATCTACGATCTGCCCCAGGAGCTGCGTGACGAGCTGAACGAGCGGCTCGTCAGTAACGGCTTTCAGGGCTATGAGGAACTGACCAACTGGCTGGGCGAGAAAGGCTTCAAGCTCTCCCGATCAGCGGTGCACCGCTACGGCAGCGCCCTGCAGGAAGAGTTCGATGAGGCCATGGGCGCGGTCCGCAAGAGTACCGAAATGGCCAAAGCCTGGGCAGAGTCGGACGAAGACACCCAGGGCTCCCTGATGGGCGCCACCTCCCAGATGGTGCAGCACCAGCTCATGCAGATCACCCTGGCCCTGAGCCGTGCCGAGCACGAGCCGGAGAAGGCGGCCAAGCACATGGCCACCGTGAGCCATGCCATGGCGGATCTGGGCCGGATGACCATCAACCAGAAAAAGTGGGCCCGGGAAGTCCGCAAGGAAGTGGCCCGGGAAGCTGCGGACAAAGCGGCGGAAGTGGCCAAGCGCGGCGGGCTCTCTGCCGACGTGGTCAACGATCTGCGTCGTGAACTGCTGGGGATTGCCTGATGGAAGAACTCACCATTGCTCAAGCGATTGTTGAAGGCGCTGATAGTGTCGCCTTTGCATTAGTCGTGGCAGCGTTCGTTAGAGGATTCCTGAGCAAGTGACCAATAACCCGCTTTCTAACGCCCCAGCCGCCAACGCCGACGCTCCGCCGCCGGTGTTGCTGCCTTACCAGCAGGCCTGGATTGCTGACGACAGCCAGCTCAAGGTCAGCGAGAAGAGCCGGCGGACCGGTCTCACCTGGGCCGAGGCGGCGGATGACGTGCTGATCGCTGCAGCCGCCAAGAGCGCCGGCGGCCAGAACGTCTACTACATCGGCTACAACCAGGACATGGCCATTGAGTATGTGGAGGCCTGCGCCCTGTGGGCCCGCGTGTTCAATCGCGGCGCCAGTGCGGTGGAAGAGGGGCTCTGGGAAGACGACAGCGACGACAAACACATCAAGACCTTCACCATCCGGTTCCCGGACAGCGGCCACCGGATCGTGGCGCTATCGAGCAGGCCCGCAAACCTTCGGGGTAAGCAGGGCGTGGTGGTCATCGATGAGGCCGCCTTCCACGACCAGCTGGGCGAACTGCTGAAAGCAGCGCTGGCACTGCTGATCTGGGGCGGCAAGGTTCGCGTGATCAGCACCCACAATGGCGACAAAAACCCGTTCAACCTGCTGATCAACGATCTCCGGGCCGGCCGGCGCAAGGGCTCCGTGCAGCGGATCAGCTTCAAGGAGGCCGTGGATCAAGGCCTGTACGAGCGGGTGTGTCTGCGCCTTGGCAGGGAGTGGACCCAGGCCGGGCAGGATGCCTGGGTGCAGGAGGTCTACGACTTCTACGGCGATGCGGCCGACGAAGAGCTGGACGTGATCCCGGCGGAAGGCTCCGGCAACTGGCTGCCCAGGGCGCTGGTGGAAGACCGCACCCGCAAGGACATCCCGGTGCTGCGCCTGAAGCTGGAAGATGCCTTCAAGCAGTGGCCGGCGGCCATGCGTGAGGCCGAGATCCGCGACTGGTGCGAGGAGCACCTGAAGCCGCTGCTGATGAATCTGCCCCAAAATCTCTGGCTGGCCTTCGGTGAGGACTTTGCCCGCCGGATGGACCTCACGGTGATTGTGCCGTTGCTGATCGGGCAGGACCTGGTGCGCCGGACGCCCTTTGTGGTGGAGCTGGCCAACGTGCCGTTTGAGCAGCAGCGCCAGATTCTGCACTACATCCTGGACCGGGTGCCCCGCCTGCAGGGTGGTGACATGGATGCCACCGGTAACGGCGCGTATCTGGCGGAAGTGACCGCTCAGGCCTACGGCGGCCACCGCGTGCAGGAGGTGATGCTGTCTGAATCCTGGTACCGGGAGAACATGCCGCCGCTGAAGGCCGCTTTCGAGGACGGCACGCTGGAGATCCCGGCGGATAGTTACCTGGTGGACGACCTGCGAGCCGTGCAGACCATCAACGGCGTGGCCAAGGTGCCAAACAATTCGCGCAAGGACGGCCGCCATGGTGACTTTGCGATTGCCCTGGCACTGGCCTACGCGGCCAGCCGCAAGGACCCGGCCCCGATTGAATTCACCGCCGCGCCCAGCGTGAAAAGCCGCTGGGACGCCGGCTCAGACAACTGGGCAGATGACGACGATCTGCCCATTCAGGAGACAGGCGCATGGTAGACATCCTTGATCACCGTGGGCTGCCCATGCCCCGCGAAACCAAGCCCGGACCGGCCAGCGAGCCGCAAACCGCCAGTGTTGGCTACCTCTACCGGGAGTTTTCGGACCATCCGAGCCGGGGCCTGACCCCGGCCAAGCTCTCCAGCATCCTGGAAGACGCCGAACAGGGCCGCCTGGACAGCCAGGCCCGCCTGGCCGAGGACATGGAGGAGAAAGACGCCCACCTGTTCGCGGAGCTGAGCAAGCGGCGCCGGGCCCTGCTGGGTCTCAACTGGAACCTCCGCCCGCCGGAGGATGCAACGGCGCAAGAGAAGGAGTGGACCGGCCGCGTGGAGCGGATCCTCCGCAACCTGGACTGGGAAGAGATCGTATACGACGCCTCCGCCGCCATCCTGTACGGCTATGCCTGCCTGGAATACAACTGGGAGCGATCGGAGGGCCAGTGGCGGCTGAAGTCTGCGGATTATCGCCAGCCGGACTGGTTCATGACCCCGGACTTCAACCGGGATCACCTGGTGCTGCGCACCATGGACGGCCGGGGTGAGGAGCTGCGCAAGTGGGGCTGGCTGGTGCATGTGCACAAGGCCAAATCCGGATATCTGGCCCGTGGCGGGCTGGCCCGGATCCTCGCC